TGTAGAGTGGTGTCCCATATTCACACTTCTAGGAATGTGCGCCCCTGCTCCCATTGCCAGTGACTGACCATCACTTACGTTTGAATCAACTACAAGCTCTCGTGTCTGAATGCTGGTCATGAGCAGCGTATCGCAGCGGTTCTTCTCAAATATCAAATGACCTACGATTAGCCATGTATCCACGTCACCCCTACCGCCGACATCTATAGCAGTTGTATTAGGAGCAGGGATGCTGGAACCAGCGAACACATTTCCTATGGAAACCGAGTCGATTGACAGTTCCTTTATAGCTGTAGCACCAAGGTCAACCCTCAATGTGTTGAACTGTTCATCCCATACAACAGGTATTTCCCTAGAGGTATCAGTTACATACTGACCTGAGTCACCTCTGGCAAAAGACTTCTCTGTAAGGATGGTCTCGTTAACAACGACACCACCACCTATAGCAGAGGTTCCTATCAACAATGAGGCAGCCATTTGAGGCGTGAAGCCCATCTTCAGGAGTAATGTGTAGGGAGATTTAAGCATTATGAAAGTGGTCTTCCACTTCTGTGACTCCTGCTCTAGGTAGTTCACCTTATCGAGAAGCCAGTTACGTCCCTTGACTAGGCCACGGTACATCTTCACTGGCACACGCCATAGGATGCCGGGCGTAGCTATGAATGCCAAAGCTAGGTGCTTTGCGAACAGCCAGATAAGTTTGAATGGTGCAAAGAGGAGCTTCAGTATCCAGTGGACAGCCCACTTTATAGCTCTCACATACAGCTTAGTCATACTCGTTACGATTATCATCACTACCTCCTACTCTTGCTCTAAAACCTTCATCCCTAATGCAATAATACCACCTATAGTAGCTGTGCTTACCTCTGGTACTCCATAGTATAGTCCGAGGCTAGCTAATCCACCTAATACAAGTATCGCTAAGAATATCTGTGGCCTAAATTTTCCTATCATTCCTATCTCCTAGAACGTAATTCCGTTTATCTCCTGTGCATTAGCTTGAGTAATACCATTCCATTTCTCTATAGACGAGAGTGCTATTCCATTTATTTTTTCTATGTCAGCAGCAACAGCATGGGTAACCACGAGCTTGGGGTCCTTGCTATTAGATGCAGTGTCTGCTGAGAGCATGATTATCTGGTTACTGGATTGCTCTTCTGAGTCTGCCCTATCCGCCTCCCACCGAACACCAAACTTAGTAACGCCTGCCACTGCTACAGCAGAACGACCAGAAGCATTAAGAGTGATGTCATTGTAGGTAGATGAATCAGTCGTTACGGCTGTGCTTTCTATGCTTCCGAATGAGGTACTTGCTACGTTGTCGTAGTCGGCTGCCACTAGTGCTGTATTTGAAGCAGGAGTGGAAGCTACTATTGTCCATGTATCCTCAGTAGCGGTAGTTACCGTCTGACTAGAGGTAAATGACAAGACCGCAGCAGATACTGATTGACCAGAACCAATCCCACTGGTATCGAACAAGAGAAATCCACGAGTGAAGTCCTCCCATCCACCGTTATAGTGGACTGTGCAGTTAATCGTGCTATGAGAATCTCTTATCTGCGTAACATTGTCCCCATTATCAGTGGTCGCAGTACTCCAAGATATCTTATCGTCTAGGCCAACGAACCCAACGTGTCCGTCCACAGACGAGCTTTCCGTATGTGCGTTTGGATATACAGTCGCAGTAGCACCACCCATAGGCACTGCTAGTTTCCTGCCGTTATGCACAACGTACTTGGGTACAAAGAGTGGATGCTCCAAGCCACTGACTATCTCATTCCACCTGTGAAGTAGCTTCCTAAAGTAGACAGCCTTGGAATGAAACTCAGTCTGGTACTCTCCCTTTCCTATGAGCCAGCGGTAGTACCAAGGGCCAATCTCCACGATGGTAGGTAGGTCTCTGGATATATCAAACAAATCCCTGCCGTGGTCAGTGTTAACAAGACCAAGTAGGGAGGGCTGATAGAATTTAAACCACTGTTTATCGTTCATGCTTCCTGCTCATCTATGGCTGTACGTGAGCCAGTAACGTAGTTATCTTCTAGTAGCTTGTTCAGGTCTGCTATGTGGGTGGACTTAGCAAGCGTCACCTGTAGGGGACCAGCAAGCCTAGTAGTCCTCCTGTATCGGGTGATGTTTACTTCTTCTGAGCCACCGCCTGCTTTACCACGCCATTCAGATTCAGTGGTAACGTCACCCTCATAGACTGAATAGGTAACAACGTAGTTGCTCCCACCGTCATCGTATAAGCCCTGTATTTTGTAATCGCATCTACTCATTATGCATGCTCAATTATGTCTAAGGATGGGTTAAAGTAAACGAGGTTAGCTGTTACCGCAAACCCCAGCACCTGAACGAAGTCCCCATCAGTATCAGGGGCTGCCTGCTCAGGTACATTCTGGCTACTAGTTTCTACTTCAGGTGCATACAACTTGCCACCTACTGTATACGCAGGGAATGTACTATTGTCTTCAAGGAATCCATGAAGCAGGAATACTCCTGTCGCATCTGCACTGATATCAGCAGCAGCCATTGCTACAACAGGCATTGTGCCAGTAGCCGTTGCCACTGCCTTCCACATTTTGCTGTCACCAGCCTTGAAGTAAACCACCTCACCGCGTTCCAAGTCTTCACCTGCCGTAAATATAGCAGTAATACCACTGACATCCTCATCACCGGGAGTAGAATCAAGTTGAATAGAAGAATCACCCGATAGCACAGCACCTGCCGAAAATGTAGTTGCTTGTGCAAGAGTAACTCCACCACCATCAGCAATAGTAATAGCGTTATCGCCATCACTGTAATCAATGGTGCGTACCTGAAGGCTACCTGTAGTGGTAAGGGTATTAGAACCAAGGTCAACCGCAGCAGCAAAAGTAGTTCCTCCTCCGTCAGCTATTGTTATGGCATCGTCACCATCGGTATAGCTGATTTTGGTTGTCATTACCTCACCGGGAACTACGATACCTGCTGCTGCATCCTTGATTGTTAGACCAGTAGCATCACCATTGTCAGTAAATACGAGGTCTTTACCATCTACAGCAAGTTTGACGGTAACATCACCAGAGCTTCCTTCCGTAAATCGAAGTACCTCTGTTCCTCCGTCTTCAAATATCCATATACCGCTAGCAGAATCCAGTTCAATGTTTCCTGCTGCATCAAGGGTTATTGCACCATCAATAGTTACATTAAGATTTGCAGCAGCAGCAGCAGTATCTACCGTGGTGATATTCAAAACACCGTTAGTAGCAGCAGCGATAGTCACCGTATCATCAGTGCTAGGAGTCATTACGATTGAATCATCAGTAATAACCGTAGTACCCATAGTGAAGTTGGTTGAAGCCTCAATCGTTGTACCTGTTATTGCAGCAAATTCAACATTGTCACTTGTACCTACTCCTATGGATGTCCTGAGAACAGACCCACTCTCTGCCACAGGGTCACCGCTTCCATCTCCAACTATCATCTGTCCGTCTGTGAGTACAGACATTGCAGTAATTGCACCTGTACCAGAGCCTAGAAGGACACCACCATCGGTAAGGCTTGATGCCCCAGTACCACCGTAGGCAACGCCTATGTCTGTACCGTTCCATGTACCAGCAGCAATGGTTCCTGCATCAGCAATACCTGCTGAGAAGGTAGTAGCCTTGGCTACGGTGATAGCCTCAGAGCTATCAGTCGTAACGAATGTTATGTAAGCGTTGTTGGCTTGCTCTATTATCAAAGCACTGGCTTGGTTGTCAGGTATCTTGATTGAGTTCTCACCTGCGTTGGTGAACTGCAATGCACCGTCTGCCCCACCTGAAAGAGTCAGGTCTCCAGATATGTCCACAGCCCCATTAATATCAACAGTGGTTGCTGCTATCTGTATTTCAGTATCAGCTACCAAGTCCAACTGTCCATCCGCAGATGAGTATATGTATATGGCATCATCACGTAAGTTAATTCGTTCTGTCGTACTCATAAGGATGTCATCAGAGAACTGGAAGTAGTCCTCATCTTCCATCCATGTGATGACACCATCTCCAGCATGACCATCAAAAGTCAGGCTTATGTCTGTTCCATCCGTTGCAGTACCAAACGTAATCGCATCTTGGTTGAAATCAATTGATAGTGATGCACTACTAGATGATGAAATAGTTAAAGCATCAACGATGGCGTTATTCTTAAGAACCCCCCATGTTATCTGTGAGTCACCACTACCAGCAGTAGCATCATTTAGCTTTACTGTCATCCGTGCTACTTCTTCAGCAGTGCCACCACCATCATCCATGTAGTAGCGAATAAACATCTCATCGTTATTGACACCAGTACCACGAAGGCTTCTGAAGTGAGCAACATCGTTGTCAGCATTATTAGTAAAATTAGTAAAGGTAGCAGCAGGGGTAGTGTTACCCGTGTTGTTCTGTACATCTATTTCTTTTAGCTGTATCTGGTCGTCCCACCTGATACGCCTATAAGAACCACTTTTGCTAATCTCTACGTCATATTGAGTAGGAGCATCAGCAGCAGTAGCGAAGTTCCAGTGACCATTGGAGTCAGTTGTATCAGTTGCTACTGCAGTATGAGCAGCACTTGTTTCACCCGTAGCAAAAAGTCTTACGGTAGCACCTGAGACGGCTGCCCCCACATCATCGAATACATACCCTTGAAAATTAACAGTCATTCTGAACCTCCCGGTCCAAGACGCGAGTGGTCTCGGTAATTCAATGCTTCACGCACATAATAATCTGGGTCTTGCATAATGTCGTCCTCGTCTATGAAGATGACCGTTATGCCTGCACCCAGCATTTGTTCTCGTGCAAGTATATCCCTCGCACGAGTTTCAATGCCAAACTGATAGTGATAATACACACCCTGTACATTGACTGCTAAATCAGGTGGGTCATTAAAAAGGAAATCTAAAACTAATCCGCCTTTTTGCATTCGCCCACCCTCTAGGGGTGACTGGTAAGTAAAGTCAACACCCGGTACTTTACCTGCACGTTGAAAGGCCTCGTATGCCACATACTCAGGCAACGAGCCTTCCCACCCTGCTGGTACAGTCTGTTGCGTTGTCATCCCTCAAGCACCATCGTCCAACATATCTTATCGCCATTCGTAGCCGCATCTGCATAGAATATATTTGCAGGAACACTCCCACCAAACTCACCAAAGTTCAGTTCATGCTCATTCCCTGCACTTAATTCGTAGCCAACAGTAGCAGCCACGTCACTAATACCTATGTAGGCAAGTCCAGAGTTACCAGCTAACGCCTTAACCCTGACAAACTTTACCCTGTTGGTTACATTGTTTAATTGCACCCTTGTGCCAGCCGAACTTATTGTTGTTACTCCTACATCTACTCGCATTCCTTGCTCCTAGTTGACACACAAATGTCAAATTATGGTTCCATTACTGATATCGTGGAGAACCCTCGTTCATCTAATCCAGTGAACTCTAATCCTGTTGCAGAAACTACATCAACATAATAGTTTCTTGTTCCCCCAGAGTCATCCCTGTAGGTAAACTCTACAAGCTCTGTACTTTCTATGGCTGCTATTAACGCAGCCCTCAAATCCTTTGGGTTTTTCCCCTTATGCGTATTATTTAAATCTACCTGTACTGAGTGACCCCATTTTGCAGGTAGTTTCTTTCTGTATTCTAACGTCAGGGATACTACATCTGGTGTATTCCGGCTTTCGAATCCTGTTGTTGTAGCATTGCTTCGAGCCAAGGTAAGCCTAAACTTAATGGACCTGAACGCAGTACCAGCACCAGAGTTAAAGGTATAGGTGTCAATCCCACTGCTGGTAATGCTAGCTGCTGCAGTATAGTAGGTCGATTCATCGTAGTTAACGGCATACTCAACCTTGACTGTCTCAGTACTTGATGCGTCTTCTACCTCAGTCTTAACCTTGAGTGCGAGCTTATCAACCTCACTCTGCCCTGCATTGAACCAAGGAGTCTCATGCGTGGCAGACAAAGCGTAATCAAAGTCACCTATCTCTGATGGGTTAATAATGTCTGATGGAATATCCATGAAGTACACATCCAAGAAATGCCCCCACCATAGCCTGTACTTGTTATAGGCACTGCTTACATGGATAGCCCCAAGCCCTCTTCCTGCTGCCGTACTAAGCCACTTTGTTTCCCATCCCAGTTCGTTATAGCCAAAGATGGCACTGTATCCAGTGGAGGCAGGGATAACCATTGAACCCTGATGCGACTGCCATTGATAGGGAATAGAAGTACTTGACACTGCTCCGGGCGTTGCCTGTGCATCAACACCTACCAGTAATTCATTGTGGCTTCCTGCCGTTACTCGTATCGAGCCCCGTTTGTCTGACGGTAGACCATCATCCCTGTCAGGCCCAACGACTGTAACAACAGCAGAGTTACCACCATTGATGTACTTGTATAGCCCCATTCCTGCTGGAATATAAACGCTGTCTCTCCATCGAATAGTTCCTTTACCATTCTCAGGGTGACGAGGGAACTTCATCTGGGTTTCTACCCACATGGCATTGTCTGCGTCATGGGCATATAAGCCCTCAAGGGTAGATGCGTAGATGATAGGTACACCAGCAGCATTACGTGCTACGAATAGAGCAGTGACATAGCCATCTGGTAGTGGGAGCATTGCATCCAGTACCTCTGCGCCTATCGTTGATGCGTGCCATAACTGACCTGCATTGGATATTCCCCAGAGTCTTTCATCCCACACTGTCAGGAACTGTGTTGCCTGTGAATCTCGTGTCCAACTAGTTCCATTGGATGAGTATATATATCCACTGTTTGCTGCATCGTAACAGGCAAAGACAAGGTATGAAGTCCCTGCTGCATCGGTAAACACAACGCTGTCGGTAGCCTCGTCAGTTGCATTGCTTGTTTCTTCTCCCCAGCTATCGCTGGTGTTGTTGTATTTGAATAACTTAGGGTTAGTTCCACCCCCACCATTCCACATAGCATAGATTTCATTATTAAATTCATTGATAGCACCAATGCTTCCATCACCAAACTGATGGTCAGCATCAGCCGTCTCGGTTGCTAGTCCCGGTAGTACGAGGTGATTCTTATAGCGAAGCTGTGCTGTTGACCACCATGCACGGTTGACCTCCCCTGCCCCCTCCATGCGGTTAACACCTATACCACCACGCCAGTCTGACCATGCAATGATAGATGTCCGTAGCTGTGAGTCCTTGGTTGTATCACCAATGACTACCTTGCCCGGATAGATGGAAGCTAGCATGCTCTGAACTGGTTTTGTTATCGGATAGTAGACACCATTCAGAGAGATTTCGTTGGTATCTACTACTTTCGCAGCCATTAGCTGACCGTCCGTACATTAGTAAGCATTGGGAAGGCATTGCGCTCACGCTCTGCCTGTGCTGCCCAGTATGCACTGAGTTGCCTCTTTGAATCAGGGTCAGTTGCTGGTCCTCCCGATGAGGATATGAGTGCCAGTGCCGTAGCAGTTGCGATAACGTAGGATTCTCCCACCTCTGTGACATCAGAATCACTGGTCATAAGGGCAGGCTTGTCACCACCTACAATCTTTATCAGGGAATAACCTAGTTTCTTCTGTCCTTCCCTGAGTAACACGAGGTCACGAGCCTCCTTGTCTATCTTCCAGTTTCTCCTGTCGAGTATCTCCCATTCAGCAGTGTCAGTGGCTACTGCAACGATGTCATCAATAAATATTGTTACTCCTGCACCAAGGTCTGCATCATGCTCAAGGCCAACAGAGGCAATCGCAGTATCTGATTCTGGATTATTTAAAGCCATCCTTGCAAACGTCCATGTATCTGGTGAAATCGCAGGAAGGTCTAAGCTTTCTAAATCACTGCCATCTGCTGCAACTGTGCCATCATCAAGGTGCAATTTAATATTCCCTGCTACCAATGCACTGCCAATTCCAGTTACTTTTATCCACATTTCTATGGTGTCATATTCTGATAAGTTAGCAGCAGTGATTGAGTCAGCGATAAAAGCACCTGCACTAGCCCCAGCAGCAAGAGAAATCTTTAATGACTGTGCCCCTTGCTTTGTATCTTTAGTATCAACTGCTTGAGTAAATCCTGTAGGTGTTGAAACCTCATCAAACGTAGTACCACAGGTATGGAGTCTCTTCATTGAAACATCCTTGCGGTACTCAATCTTGCTAATCATGTCGATGTTTGAAGGTATATCGAATCTCGTCTGATACCCATCACCATGCAGAGAGATGTTCTCTATGGGGTCATAGGCATGGCCTGTCGCATCCATGATTGCTTGGTTGATAAAACTGTCGATGCGTGCAGGAGGATACTCTTCATCCCACATCTCGTAGGTATCACCACTCGTACTGGCTTCACTAAGTGCAGGAAGAAGTGTCATCGTGTATGAGGATGCAGTGTAGTCAGTAACCCTGCGAATAGCACCATCATCATCTCCTGATGTGAAACGAATCCACTTGCCATTGAAGGTATCATCTCCTCCTATAGCAAGCGTATTGTCAATCAGCTTGCCTGCATCCGTACCATTAGAGGTAGCTGAAGATACGTAGATAGCACCTAGTGCATGGCCTACGTCCTGCCTTAATTGTTCTCGTGTCCTCCCTTGGATGACAGGCATAATTGTACTCCTTGACTAGTCATCATCGCCCATGCGAGCTTTAACAGCACGTTTACCACCAGCACGCTGGCCTTTTACATAGCTTACTGCTAATCGGTGCTTCATCGCTCGACGCATATCTGACCGAGTGTTCTTCTTTTGGGCTGGTTTTCTTCTAGTACTTGCCATTTCTTTTCTTCTTATTCATGACTTTAGTACCAGACTTCTTAGCCATTTTCTTGGCAGCAGCTTCCCCTGATTTCGTGTAAGGAAAGTGTCTCGTTCTACCTGATTTACTTTTTACTGCTGGCATTCTTCTCTCCCTCTAACTCAACTATTTTATCAGCGAGTTCTTGACATTTGCGTGTCAATGCCTTGACCTGTAACTGTAATGAAACTAATGGATTTTCTTTTATAACGCTATCCAAGTCTTCCTTAGTAACCGCAACGTCTATGTCTGCCATCCTATCTCCTCGTTCCTTTGAAGTATATTTTCCCTGTAGTACTTTCCTTACGCAATATTCTATGCTTCAGGATTTCGTTCAGTGCTTTACCAGCTTCCTTCTTTTCCTCAGCAGTAGCAGGTCTGCGGTTGTACTTTATCTTTGCTTCCTCAAGCCACCTCTCTGTTGCATTACCAAACATCTCGTCTATGTGAGCCTGACTGGTGTCTGCATCAGCAAGTACCCTGATTATCTGCTTATGTTCCACACCCCAGATATCTGTAAAGACTACCTTGAGTTGATGAACTACTACCGCTTCGCCTGTTTCCGCGTTTTTTCCTGCAGGGGCCACCCCTTGATAGGTAGCCCCTGACGGTATCCATAAATCTGTTGTCATATTCCTACCTTGTGACGACTCTTATTAAAAGAGGTTCATCAAGAATACTGAGCTAAACTCATTGTCTACTGCTGCTATACCGTGGACTCTTGCTAGTGCAGGAGTAGTGTCAGCACCAATAGCAAGTAATTGACCTGCGTGGTTGGAGCTAGCACCTACCAATGTACCAATGGCTGGAGTTCCATCCATCTTTGCATTGGCTAGTCCTGCTACCTGAACCCAACCGTAGTAGTCGGCTTCAAGGTCAGCACAAGTTACGCCAACAAATCGTCCTGCGACTGCTGCTGGTGCAACAACAATGTCTGCATATGGGCTCTTGATAAGACCAACACTGTCCGTGCCTGCTGTAATAGCAGTCTGGAACCCATCTGGCTCATCAATGGTGAATACGCCTGTGCTACTGCTTCCAATAGCCGGGTGGCTCTTTATCTTGTACATCTCATGAGGAGTTGTAGAAGGAAGATTTGGTCGAATGAAACCCTCTGCGTAAAGATTCTTAGCAGCAGCAGTACCACCTAAGGTGATGCTAATGGTCTTGCCACCAACAGCACCGGATACAGCTACAACCAAGTCGTCATCGTGGTTTCCTGCTGGTGCTTCTGATGCAACAACAAGTCCCTCACCAATGGCTGTGCCACCATTTGCTACATAACGAAATACTCTTCCATCAGGAAGAGCCATAGTCGCTCCGAGTGTAGCTCTCTGTTTGTTATGAGTTTGTTTTTCAAACCCATACTTTCCACTTTGTATCGCTCCGAAAGACATGATGTCTCCTTTCTACAGGGTCAAGCCCTGCGACCAGCCGTTATTAATTTATCGCTAGGCACGGCCAATCTTTACACCTAGCTAGGTATCTCATCTACCTTTTCGACAACGCTTCCGCTATCTTTTTTGGAAGATGCTTTACTTTCTTCAACACACCAGCGACACGTACACGTATCACTTGGCGGCCATGTGAACAGCCCTATTCTACCTTTTTTATGAACATAGTCAGGATGGCCCGGTAGATTTTTAATAGCTGTTCCTCTCGGACTAGCCTCCGCTCCTGATGGAGAATATACCGGGCAATGCCTGTACAGTGTTACCTTTGGTTGCCATTCATCTATGTAATTCCAGTCGTACCCTTGAGATACTAACTTGTCTCTCAATTCGGTTCGCTCCTTAGTTCCTATAGCCATTTATCTCTCCTATGAGGTGGCAGGTGTACCAGCGTCTAATGTAAATGCTGCACCTTTGCTGTCATCAAGCTCGAATACACCGTAGTCAGCCGTGATAACTACTTCCGTTGCACGGAGAGAAGCGTCACGTTGTCGCTCAGTTCGGGTGTCTACGCTCTTGAGTACTGCCAAGGCAGTCTTGTCAGCAATAACGCCAACAGCGTCATCGCTTGCATCAATGGTTATGTTCCCATCTTCAAAGATTGGAACACCGTTGATTGGGCGAAGGCCACTGAAGAAGTTACCAAGCAAGTCTGCTGTCCATCCCTGTGGTACAGGGTAGGTAGTAGATGCTGTTACTGCGGTGTTTGCTACATCAAATACTGCGAATGGGTGGTGGTTGATGTACACCTGAGAACCAAACTTGTTACCTTTGGCATATGCAATACTGGCAGCAACATTTGCTAGCGTCATACTGCGTCCGGCAGCCCCAATGTCAGTACCGAATCCAGAGTAAAGAGCTACTACGTCTTCATCTTTCTTTCGTGCCATGCCGTCACCAAGCTGTCGTCCGATAATGCTGAATACGTTCTCGGCACTCTGTCGGGAGAGTTTATCGGTAATGATTATCTTGGCTCCAACCTCAGATGCAGTGAGGTCTACCGTTGTCATTCCAATGTCCTCTTCGTCAACGATGTCGATGCCATCGGCAAGGTCACTCATTGACATCTGTCCAACCTTAGGAACGGTCACTTGTTTGCTTCCGCTCGGAAGGTTGAATTGCTCAATCAAGTTCATCGCAGGAGCATTGTGTTCCTCGGTGTAACGAGACGTTGCTATAATAATCTTCTGTGCATTCTCTAAATTACCAGTCGTGGCTGTCTGTGCCATAGGAGCCTCCTTTAGCTACCAAAAGTAAGCCGTTTTGCTGCCTGCACCGCAGCCTCTGAACGGTCACCGTTAAGATATGCGTCGATAAGTCTATCATCACTATTAACAGCTTCTGCCGAACCTTGACTGTTGTCAAATGTCTGTGGCTTCACCTGCCCTTGCTTCAATCGACTTATCTCCGCCCTTGTCTGACGTAACTCAGACATTCGCTTCGCCTCAAACTCCATATCGTCTGGACTTTGAGAACGTAACAACACGTTTATATCATCTACCACTTCTTTAGGAATAAGTCCATGCTTTACACCGAAGTGAAGTGCTGCATTGTTACGACCTTCAGCAAATTGTAACAGTTCCATAGACTTCTGCTGAACGTCGTGAATCTTATTCTCATACGAAACCATCTCATTAACTTGTCTTCTAGCCTGCTCAGGAAGAAAGCCGTCATTTAAAAGGTTTTGTTCTTTAGTTCTTGCGCGTTGCAGTAACTGCTGCTTGCGTTGCGTTTCTTCTTCTTCCCTTCTCCTGCGGCCTAGTTCCTCTAGGTCTGCCAGTCTCTGTCGTTCTTCCTTTGCCTGCTCGGCACTTACTTCTGCCTTTGCCTCTTCAACAGGTGGAGCTTCAGGGGTTGACAATTGCGTGTCAACTACTGTTTCACCAACAGGAGCAACATCATCAAGTGAAAGCTGCTCTCCTTCCGCTACCTCTGGTTCTGGTTCCGGTGTCAAGTCCACTACCGTGTCTTGTTCAATCGGTTCCGGCTGCAGATTCTCCTCTTGCATTACCATACTCTAACTCCTATTCCTCAATATATTTCTTGCCATTTGCACTTCAGCCTCAGTCACGCGAGGCTCGGTTACTGATATCCTGCCACCCTGTTCATCGACTTCTATCTCATCATCATAACCCCAGTATCGTAACAGAGTCTGAATCGCCTCTCCAACCTGATTGGGTTGTTTTAGCACTCTTTGCCTTTGCCTGTTTATTTCACCACTACGTCTATTTTTAGATAGGGAATGCTGCTCACGAAGCCGAGTATAGAACGCTTGGTCTTCTGTAGTACCACCTTGGTTCATAAGGTAATCTCTCCTATCAGAATCAGATTCCATAAAGTCTCGTACATCATCAGGCCTCTGTTTACCGATTGACCAATCTTCAGTAGCCCATGTCAGGAAATCGTCCTGCCCAGCATTCCAGTATTCACGTAATGACTTTCGGTCTTTGTCAAGTTCCGCGATAGGTCCACGCAATCCAGCACTCATAATTTGCTCTACTGTCTCAAGGTATTCAGACCCATACTTTCTTTCTATTTCATCCAGCTTATCTTGACGGTCATTAAAGAATTTTGCATATGCATAGGAATCTTCTACTACCTCCCCTTTCTCGGCGTCATAGTTAGGACCAAATTCCATTTCTACTGGGATAGCGTAAATTTCACTTACTGACTTCTCTGCTTGTGTTCTTAAATCATCTGCCAATCCACCGCCAGTTTCTGTCAATTCATCGAACATAATGTTCTCGTCTAGACCTTTCAGGAACTGTCCCGCCAGTGGGTTCTCTTCTTCATAGGTAGCTCTCTTGTTACTATATATATCATCGATTGCATCCTTGCCTTTTCTAAGCTGCTTCGGGGTAAGCTTTCCTTGCGTGAACTCATCTTCTAATTTTCTGTAATCGTTGTGTTTAAGTGTGGAATCTGTCGATAGTAATTTAGAGACTTTACGAGTCTGCTCTTCATCTATTCCAAACTCCTCTTCACCTACCTGTAATCCACGCTCATACAATCCGCCACCAGTTCTTGGGTAAAACTTCTGTATCGCTTTTCCGAATATAGGAATCGCTCGCACTCCGTCAGGCTCATCAAGCCTAAATTGCAAACGCTCTCGCTGCTCATTAGAAAGCTGTGCTATAAAGTTTCTTTTTGCAGCCCTTACTCCCATTGGATTTTTTGATTTTTCCAACGCCTCATATTGCTCAAGGAGCTTCTCGGTTTCATCGGAGTACTCCGGGAGAATAGACTGAAGGAAAGTATCAGTCATGCCAAGGACATCTCCTACGGCAGCACCGCCTTGGTCTCGTATAGCAAAATCAGCAAGGCTCGGATTTAGATTAAAAAGATTCGCTGTACCATGTATTAACCGTGAGGTGCGTGCAGTGTACTGCTCTTCTTCAGGTAACCCTTCTAGTGCAGGAGGAACTATTTCCTCTCCAGTAAACCAGTTTACCCCTTGGTAAAGCTGCATTCCTGTTCCTACAAGAGCAGGCGTAAATGTACTCTTCCATTGCTGAGTAGGTACAAGCTCACCTGAAGATACCCGTGTCTTAAGGGCATTAAATGCAGCCGAAGGTATATCTTCTACTACGTCCCACATATTATCGAACATACCAGCTTTTAATTCTTTAAATGCTTTCGGGTTTTCTAGGGCTAGGTTCTCGACCAATGCCGTGACTGTCCCTGTAAACACACCCCATGTCCAAAGGTTAGGGATTATTGCCATAAACTTTGGACGAGGTCTTCCGCTCGCATCAACATCATCCTCATCCTGTGGTAACTGTATGCTCACACCACTGTGCCTAGACTGCTCTGTCCTATCCCAGTATCCCGGTATATCCATGTTATGAATAGTTAGTGCTACCTGTCCTAATGCAACTAGCCCTAATCCTCTCCATGCGTCGGCTTTTCCTCTAGGGTCAGTAAACATAGCTCTTACAGGGTCTTTTATGCTTTCCATCATGGCATTAAGAAATGGAATATATCTATTGGCTACCTTTATACTCCTGCCGCCACGAGTAAAATCGAGAGTAAGCTTCGATGCGTCCTCAACTATTTGAAGCACGGACTGCTGGTTAATAAGTTCTTCTGCGTTCCTTCTGTTCGCTGCAATAGATTTCTCCCAACCCGGAAACTGTTGGTCTAATTGTTTGCGTATGAAAGCCTTTCGTGATGCATTCTCTGACCAGTCTGAAAAACCACCTGCCAGTTTCATATATCCTTTACCGGGGGATGTGGCAAGTCTCCTAACCTTAGATTCCCACGCGGCTTTCGCTGCTCTCATGTAGAGATTGTTGGATTGTTTTTCATTCGTAATGACAATTCCGCCCTCACGTTTGACATAATCTTCCATCTGTTTTCGCTGCGCTTCAGTGAACTCCGAAGCAACATCTCCAATCTCTACATCAAGGCCGTACCATCTGCCCTGCCTACCACCGCCCATACGCATAATATTTTCTACTAGTCGGTCAGAGGCTGCGCCTCCACCACCGATGGTTTGCCAGTTCACACCCGGAACAACATTTGCGATTTGTATAGGTACGTTCAATCCCATTCGCGCAATTTTCGCAGGGTTCGCAATAAAAGAAGAGTACCATTGCCCCTCGCTGGACTCAGCCCTTCTGAGCATCTGCCCTAAAATAGTTTCAAATGGATTTACTCTTCGCTTAATAAATGCCTGAGCTATATCACCAACAAATATTCCTGCTGATATTGGCATGCTGTACCGAGTTATTGACTGACGCCTAAACGTGGATGCCTTTCGCCCAAGACCTGCAAGTATATTGTAAATCCTGCCCATATCTTTAATGGCCATATCATTAAGGAAAGTAAGTTCTACCTGCATTGTTTTTGGTACTCGGTAAGTGTTCTTTACTCCGTTTTCCCACAATGTCAGTGTTGAAAATTTATCAACATCCACATTTTTACTTATAGCCTCACCTGTTACTGGGTCAACTCCTTTAATGAGTTCTATTGAATCTGGGTCCAAGTATTTGCTCTGCTTCATAGCAGCACCAACTAGCTCGTTGCCGCGTATACGGAGTTCATTCTTTACCATCTGATGCGGCAATACTTCACGTATAGGCTGCTTGATAGCGTTTACTGTTCCTCCACCTAGCTCCCTTATCCCTGAATCCTGTATCTGTGTCCACAGGTCACCTTTACCTATACCGCCTTTCTTTGCTGTCTCGTCAACAAAATCAAACGGGCTATAGTTAGGATGCTTTTCTTCCCATAAATCATAAGCTTCTTTGTTTATCCAGCCATTCTCGAAAAGCCTTCTTCTCTCATCTCTGTACAAATCGTTGAGCATATCAGCGATGTCCTCTGCTTCTTTGAAAGCAACATCACCCATATTCGTTTTCAGTAATGCTATTTGTTCTTCTGCATTTTCTGCTGTTCGTACAAGCACAGGCGGCTGACCGGCCTCTGAAATGTTGTACACTACATCTTTGCCCTGCATACGGTCTAACTGGGTAACCTCAAGGATACGACGAAGTTTAATAAATTTTTCTACATCTGAAATAGAAGATGTCTTTTGTATCGCCTTTATATCCGACATGAAAGCCTTGTATCGACCAATGCCAGCCTGCGCCGCTCGTGGGGCACGAGTCAAAAGATTAGCCAAATCTACTACTCCAGCCTTGTCGTAATCAAAAAGGTCAAGTTTTCTGCCTAGTTCACTCTGAAGCATCGACTGGTATTTACGGTCCATCCATTTCAACCCAAAGTAATTGTCATGAATTTCCTCCAAAGGTCTTGCGAGGGCTCTAGCCATTAGAGGAAGTCTGGCGAATCCTGTAACTGTTGGGGTAGTTGTGGCGGTAGCTCCGCCTCCAACTGGCTTAAGGGGTCGTCCGTCATCGAGGTAGTTTGAGCCTTGGTCTGACCATCTAAGCCATTCTGCGGTGCGCCTGTTTGATTCTGCGGCAAGTCCTTTTTCACTGAACGTAATTGCCTTGCCGGTATCGTCAACGCCTGCACCTTTAACTCGTTGCTCTCTGAGGGTTCCTCTTCCCTTAGGGGCGGATTCTCCACGAAACCTTGTGACGACAGTACCTGTCTCATAATTTGTTGAAAGTCTTGCGAGGTTAACATTTTCATCTCCTAGCATGGTCCTTAGACGCATTGCCCATTCGTATATCTCTGAGTAATCATCTTCGCCTATGCCCAATGATGCCGAGCCATCCATTCCTGATACATGCAAAAATTCTACTGACAATCCATCATCAGCTACTCGTACACCATTAACACCGTTACGAATAGCTGCATCAACAATATAAGCTTTTTCTGTTTCGTTTAAGGGTGTTCCATCAAACCTAAAGGTTACTGATGGCTCAAGGAATTCATCTGTATCCGCTATCGGACCATACGTAATGGGTCCGCCTGCTCCTGCTGCTAAATCAGTAATGGTAGTTCCGGGAGCTTTGCTTCTAAGTAGGGCTAACTCTTGTGGGTTAGGCTTGCGGTACATAAGGTAGGAATCGTGATTCAAATCAGTATCCACTATCCTTGCCACTGCCTGCTCAAAGGCATCTACCCTGTCAGGGTGAACTGTTGCATCAATAGAAAGCCTTGGCTCGTAAACCGTAACGCCTAACTCTGCATTCCTAACGTAGTTCTTTACTATCTTTACTGTTGCATTGGTGAATCCTTCATTCCGTAACTGATACTCAACAAAGCTCCTAACCCCAGTATAAGTATCATCGTAAAGCTTCTGCTTCTGCGCCTTGTTACCCGGAAGGTTATTCCGCACCCTCTGGAGTGCTGTTCTCGCTCCATCCTGAAAACGCCGCAGGGCTAACGCAGGAACCTCGGCACTAACTTCATACGCCTGAGGCCTACCTTCAAGTTCAACGCCCGGACGAAGGGTGATATTTGTTGGCTCACCCTTACGCGTAGGGATACGGCCTTCTACCGCACCCTGTCCTTCCAATATTTCAAACTCTTGCTCACCTGATGCCTTTCGCCCAAATGAGCCTGTGTATATATTAGCTCGCTTTACCGTACCGTCGTAATGTAATACTTGCTGCAATGCATTTACAAACTCAAAAACCTCTGGGTCGCCAGTTCCATAATAATTTAGATATTTCTCTACGTTAGCGTAGAAATCACTAAAAGCACCCGTTGACATTATGTCCCTAGACAAAGAATCCAGCGTTTGCCCTTGAGCCCTTATTGCCTCCATTAAATCAGGATAAGAAGGGTCATTCTGCACCCACGGCTCCTGCAATAATCGAACTAACGCTTTCTGAGACTGTCCTATATTCGTAGCCGTAGCAGCAAAAGAATATCCGGGGTTCTCCTTAAGAAAGTCAGAGATGAATTCAAATATTTCCTTCTGTTCCTCTATCGCTTCCCCAGCTAACATTCCGGGGTCAGTGTTCATTCTAGGAAACCAACTTATATTAATGTTTTTCTTAAGCTTATCGACGTTCAGTTTGGCATACAAGCTACCACTGCTAGTATCAAATCGGATGTCATCGATTTCATCCGCACCTCTTTGTCCATAATACTCGACTCCGCCGAGTGGCGGTGATTCCATTCCTTCTTTTGTTGGAATTGTGTAATCATATTCATCCACTGCGCTTCCAACGGGAACACTACGACCGCTACGAGGGAGACTGGCTGTGACTTGAGATTGCCATTTTTGCGGAACCTTTACTTCATCACGCAGGCCCGGTATTCTCCCCTCGACAATTTCCTCTGTGTATAAACCGCCAAGGGATGGCTCAGTCTCAGGCATCCCTTGCAACCATGTCCTATAATTTATTTCTTCTGTACTAAGCCCTGCTGCTTCAGCAAGTTCATCAGATGCAGTGCGCCAGTTATCAGGCGCAAGAGATGCAGCATCGTCGATTAAATTATCTACGAAAGAGCTAAAGCCTTGAATTGCACCGGGTGGAGAGGCTAGATAAGCTCGGAATCCATCTAAGTCTGCACGAGCAACGCCAAACATCCATGAGTTACCATCGTCTATAAGCCTGTCCTTGATTTGGTTCAAGGTAGCTCCATAGCTAGTCATCACTCCTCGGCTTGGGTCTTTATACAACAGATGCAATGTAGCTGTGTCAAGATAACCCATTGGGTCATTAAGCACATCAGGGAATCCAATTGTGCTACCCGTTGCGTCATCGGCATCTAGCCCGTTTAAAGACTTGAGATTCTCTAGGTGTTCTTGTGGTGAAAGATTCCTAACCTCACTTGGGTATGCGTTTGATTGCAGTTGAGCAACCAAATCATCGTAACTAGATTCAAAGGTTCGCACTGCTGTTTGTTCGTGTGCTTCGCCATACTTACTGGTCGGCAACTCTGCAATTTCTTGATAAGTAAACCTGTTAAAACCGGGCTCGACTTCTGTTCCACGATTTGCCGTTGTTGGAATACCAATATCAAAGTCATCTACCGTAGTGGCGTCATTTGACATTTGCGTGTCAAACCGTCCTTCTGCAGCTTTCTGGCCGCCCCTGAAAGCGGCAACTGTACCGCCAATTAGTTTTTCACCTAAGTAATTTTCAAGTCGCAGTGGACCTTCAAGTCCTCGCCCTGTGACTTCCAGTACTGAACCCGTATCATTGGCTAATTCATTAAGGAGCTTCTGTGCGGCTGGAGGCAACCTGTTAATCTTATCCACATCAATCGCATCTTTACCGATTGCATTCTTTATGGACCATTTTTGCAGACCCTTACCACCTGCCCTTAGTGCAGCACCTGCACCAAAAGAACCAACCAGCAAACCTTCTTCAACAAGAAGCTCCATCACAAAGAAATATGTTTCTGGTAATCCTGACTTTCGTTTATAGTCCTCATATGCTGCGCTGTTTTTTTGAAAGAAGTTACCGGGAGTATTTTCGTAAACCTCCATCCACTCATCCAGTGTTTCCTTAAAACGCTCTACTGGATATTGATATCCTTCTTCAAACTGAACCTGTCCTGCTGGTGCGCCCGGTCTTGCTACTGGTGGACCTGCTGACCATCCATGTTTTGTGACTTCTTCGCCACCTGCAGTTAAGAATCCTTTGTAATCTCTTCCTGCCTCTTCTGATGCAGCACCTGTCCTCCCAAATCCTGTACTTGGGTCAAGAAGGTCTAGCAGTGTACTAGTAACTAGCCTTTCGTTTTCAAGGGCTAGCGCGTCTTCCGGGACAACAGCGTCAGTGTAACCTGCAACTGGTATACCTGTCATACCCTGAAGTCCAGATGCTACTTGACCTAGTCCTGATGCTACTTGACTTCCCCTCTTCGCGAAGTTCTGACCTACATTGCTTCTATATTCTGCGAATGACCTCGGAATATTAACGGTCCCTGTAGGTAATCGCATAGTTGGTTGTGGCATACCAGCGTCTTCTGGTAATGTCGGAAGCCCACGACGAGTCTCCCTCGTGCCCATAGGTCCGGGTAATGGAACTGGCTCAACTTGAGGCTCAGGAAGCCGTGGCCTACCCATAGGTCCTCTTCTTCTACGTAGCCATTCTTCTGGACTGAGAGCCATTACATCTCCTAGTAGTACAGGAATCTGGTTCTTGGGCTATACATACCTGTGTTTACGCCACGCATACCCTGAGGTAGCTGGGCGTAACGTGATGTCCATGGGTCTGTGGCAAGGTAGTCTTGGAATGTAAGTGACCCTTGCTCACCTTCACGTAGCTGTGTTCCCAGTGCCCCAAGGTACTGGTTATACACATCCTGAAAGTTCTGCTGGAAATAACGCTCACGTCTTGGACTCTGCCTTCCGAAACTCGTCCCGGTTGGAGAAGAGTAATAGGCGGCCTGTGGCATCTGCTGCAACAGCAATGAGCCCCAAGAAGAGTTGTTATCCAGAAAATCTGAGTAGGGATTTTCGTTAGCCATTATGCGGCTCCTGCTGTTTTCCAAGAATCTGGTTTGCCGCCTCGCCTACCCATGTAGTACCGAAGGAATCCCGTTGGTCCAGTATCTTTAAATTCTGTACCGTAATCACTTCCGCCCATGCCACCAATATAATCCTGATACATATTCTCAATAGCTCCACGGGCAGCAGCCTGAAGCGCAGGATTAAATGCGGCCCTAGCACCCCTGTTAGTCATTAAATCCAGTTGGGCAAGATTCTGCTGACGCTTCATGGCATTCTCGTCACCCATGTAATACTGCATTAGTAACGGGTCAACACTGCCAGCATAAAGACCGCCAATCCTTTGCCTAATAGCTTGTCTGGTAGGAGCAGCCCTATATGCTGCCTCCCCCAGATAATCAGAGAAAGTACCATAGGTTCCAGTTGGTTCCTCAAACTGGTAGTACTGATAAGCAGGAGTAAACGATTGTGTCAATGCCTGTCGCGCATAGGGACTAAGAGGTGCAGCACCTTCAAGTGCGTATCGGTCAGGCATCTGCTGCATTGCATACCGCTGATACTGCTCCAATGGAGACAGTAAGTAATTCATATCTGGTGCGAAATCGCCAAATCCATTAGCCATATTTTCCCCCTAGTAAGGCTGCGTCCTTTGTTTCTCTGGCGCAGTTAACTTTCTTCTTGTACCTGATTCCATTGTGTCATCATAATACTTACTTCGGCTACTGACTATCCTGCCTTTTTCAAGCATTTGTTGCATGAACAGGTTTGGATTCTGTCCTGTTCTCTTGAAGTCACGGTAGGAATCCGACACTGCCTGCCTGTACCATGCACGCTTCGTTGGTGGTGTACCCACAGGAGTCGTAGCAGATATTATCATATTCAGCATATTACCCTCTGCTTCATTCCAGCCCTTACTGTTCGGAGTATAAAGTGCTGGGTTAAATTTCTTTGCCCATGAAAGCAAACGGTAATCATCTTCATTGTTATCTAAATCGAGATTATAAGCGAGAGCAAGCTCTTTATCGGCTGCGCTTCTTCTGCCCATCACATCATCTAATTCGCCTTCTACTTCTGCATAAAGCCTGTCGTAAGCACCTAATGAAACACTGTCTGCATTTTCAGCAAGGAAACCTGCCAACTCAAAAGCGTTGTCATAGAGCGCAGTTTGGTTTTCATTGCGGTTGTAGATGTAATCCTTGAACCACTGTTTGTCAGCCGCCCATTTGTCCTTGTAGGCAAATGCCTCAGTATCCTTTGGTGTTGGGGCTGCATATAGTGGGTCTGGTGTACTATCAAACAGTGAAGTTTCCCCTTCACCCATGACGTACTTTGCCATGGACGCATCAGTGTAAATAGAATCTTTCCAGTCATCATAGAAATGACCTTTAAACTGGGGAAGGATTTCATCAAACGCCTCAAGAAATTTCTCTTCTTCTTCGTACCCTGAACCAACCGTGTTGGAAAGATACGATGAGCCTATTGCGCTTCCTGATTTTGCATACTTTCCCGTACCTGCTTTTGCATTGTTGTACGAAACACTCCATTTCCCACCGGGGTTAGCCTGAAAATTTGACACCATTGCAGGCATAAATTTTGCAACGTAGGAATTTAACGTACCTGTGTTCCCCCGAAGAATTTCATCACCGGAAAGTATCGTCATGATGTCATCGTAGAGCATCTCAGCAGGAGAAAACATTCGTGTGCCACTATGTGTTTCTTTCTTGCCACTCCACTCAGGTTCGGGACGCTCCTCTGCTACATAGCCACCCTGCACGGCAAACTCATCAAGCCTCCCACGGTAGGTGTTTGAATAGAGCCATGCAAATAATTCGGCTGCTTTAACAACAACCTCATCCTCTCGTTGCATTTGCCTGCTCCCATCAGACATTATCTTTTCCATGCTCAATTCGTTTTTTATAGATTCCAAGTCAATACCAGATGTTATCTCTGCATCCCAGTCCGTCATGCCCTTATAGAATGTGCCGTAGTCTGTCTGGATATAGTTTGGATTTGCCTCTATCGTAAAGAAGTCCCTGAACTCATCGAATATGCCGCCAAGCCCAGAGGCTGTGGCTCCTCCCACGGAGGCCGCTCCTCCTGTTCTGCCTGTGTCACCATAGTCAGAACTCCATACATCTGAGACATCAGCAAAGTTAGTTACGGTATTACTTGCCCCTGTCAGTGCTTTTTGCCACGCGGCAGCATACAAACCTTCTAGGTCACCTTCCCATGTTGGGTTCTTTATCATTGTTGCAACTTCGCCGATAAACAAATCTCGTTGCAGGGCAAGCTCTAGTGCCTCCTTGGACGCTACTCCTTGTCGAGGAGCTTTCCATCCAGTATTTGCTTGCAGCCACGCCAAGGCTTTGCCATCATCGCGGACCTCGTTCCACTCTCCTTGGTTGGCGTCACTGCCTCCGGGAACATCCAGCGGACCTGTACCACCGCCAAGAATCAGCCCTTCTGGTTGTGCGTCATCCTCATCAAAATCAGGGTCCATGCCATAACCGTAGCCAAGGATGTTCATCTCCCTTTGGGACAACCCCTGTTCCTTTGTCGTTGGACCGATGTTTTTTCTTGCAACATACGCACGGTATTCACGGTCAGCCTCAAGCGCATCGAGTTCATCAAACTCTGAAATAACAATTGGTTGGTCATTGAACCCTGCGAGTTCCACCTTACGCAGGACATTCTCCATCTTTGTCTCTGCGCCTATCTTTGTTTCTTCTTCGTCGAGCATCTCAATTACTTGGTTGGCCTGCTCATCGGTGATGCCCGATATGGCATCTTGAAGCATTGTGTAGGAATCTTCAAACTCATCAAGGCTATCTGGGTCATCAGACGACATCATCATCTCCGCCTCTTCGCGGAGGGAAAGGAGTTCTAGCTGTGCTTCATTGTATGACTGCTCGTCACCGAAAAGGGTTCGTTCCTCTGCTTCCGGCAACCCTCCTGCTTCTTTAACTGCTTCAAACCGAGAGTAAATATCATCGACATCAATATCAGGAATTTCTAATCCCTGCTCCTCGTATTCATCCTCAAGTCGTTCCATTTCCCGAAGAGCGGCCTTGACAGCATCTTCGATTTTAAGGCCTTCCTCTTTGACTCGAAGCATGGCGTTATGTGTCACAGTGCCCTTGGGGAGTTCTTTTAATAACCCACTAAAGACTATGTTAGCTGCATCTTTATATGCCTTGCTTGCCATGGCTTATAACGGTCCTTCCTGTGCCCCCGGTCGTGGTGTTCCGGGTGGTACGAGTGGCCCTGCCTGCGGAGTTGGAGTTGGAGGAGGTACGCCCATCATTGCCTCAGGCATGACTTGCGGAGGGAGTCCGGGAGGACCACCCATACCACCGGGAGGTGGAGGACCCATAGGGGGAGGACCCATTGGACCCATAGGTGGTGGACCCATAGGACCGCCCGGTCCCATAGGTGGTGGAGGTGGTGGTTGCTGCATAGCAGGGTTCTTCTCCATGAGTACACGGATAAGCTCACCTGTGTAGAACTCAACAAGGTCATCGCGGCCCTGTTCCTCGGCAGCCTGTATGAGCGACCAGAGTGCTGCCTCAGGCAGCATGCGCTCTGCCATCTGTTCCTTGATGGCGTAGTCCATCTGGTCTGCATCCTGTATGGCAAGAATCCTGTCGCGTATTGCCCTGTCGGAGAGTAGAGGAGTTGGGCCCTCGCGTGCAATCTGTGCCATTGAGTATTTCTGCATGTCGTCTGCTGGCAGTTGTGCCGAGAAGGTTACCTCTGCCATGCCAGTTTCACTGAGCTTCTCAGGAGTAATTTCCTCGGAGAAGTAGTTCCTGTTCTTGTCCATGCCTGATACTTCTATCGACTGGAATGAACCAGATATGTACTGGTCTGAGATGACATTGAAAATCATCTGGTATGCCTTTTCCATGGAGCGAAGGTACTTGCCGAGTACTGTCTCAACGCCCTGCCTGAGGGTGTTGATTGCAAATCCTGATAGCTGGAACGGGACATCACCGTAGACTGAGTGCGGCAGGGAGCCGCGCTGGAGTTCACCTGATACCAGTGACATGAATGCCCCGGTCTCCCGTGCTATCTCCATGAGTCCCAGTGGTTCTATGTCCTCGCCCTGTGCAAGGGCAATCTCCGAACCCTCCAAGTATGGGTCTTCATCAAGGGTCTTTGTCCCATCCCTCGACTTAACCTTCAGTCCCTGTCGTTTGCTTCTGGCTACCATCTCCAGCATGGTTGACATAACCATGTTGTGATTCAGGTAGGTGTCCCTGTTCGAGCGGAAGACTGATTCGCCTACATCCGCAATAGTATCTTCGAGATTCGTTTGGTTCAGGGGTACTATGTACGGATTCGGGCCGCATGGCCCAAGGAACACAGGAACCTGCTTGGCTCCATGTGCTATCTGTTTCTTTATCGTGTGCTGCACGGGCCTGTTCATATTGCCGTTGTGGACAATGATGGTGTTCATTTCCTTGTCGTAGAAGTCATAAACCATCAGGCCGTTCTCGTCACGGTTCATAATGCCATCGAGTTTTATCCCATACTGTGCTTCTATCTGCTGTTTGGTCTTTGGCACGCGGTAGCATGCCCAGTCCAGACCGTCTGTTCCCACGCCCCAGTAGGTGTGCAGGGCATCCCACGGGGTGATGTCCACATAGGTTGAGCCATCCTTTCGCTTGGCAAGTAAGGCTCGCCCTGCATACCAACCACGTATGGTCATGTACCATGCAAGCTGGTCCTTGAGTGGAGGCAGCATCATAGTGCATAGCCGCTCATCAGCGGCACGGATAATGCCCACGAGGAACCGTTCCTTGAGGTCATTCTTCTCCCGTGTCTTCCTGTCATTGCCGTTATGGGGAATTCGTACCGTTACCTCGGAGCCTGCGAGCCATCCCATCACCTTATCGGCGTAGGTCTGTGGCTCATTGCTGGTAAAAGACTGGTATCCCTCGCCTGCATCGTAGGGTGCAAGGCGGTAAATTGCATGGTCGTCCTCCATGCGCTGCCGTAATGGTTCGGTGGCGTTGTAGTGCCCCTCTACCAGAGCAACGATGTCTTCTGGCTTTCGCTTTGCCATCTACACCCACCTCCGTACCTTGATTCGGTCGTGTCCTTGGACATAACCGTAGCCAAATCGGTCAATCAGGCCATATATTATCGCTTTTACCCCGTGATTGTACTTATCTTCGGGCGTATCGCCAACAATATTGCCCTCGCGGTCAGTTTTCCAGCGATATGCACGGGTCTGACCGTCAAATGGGTTCGGAGCCATGCCGAACTCTGACATGATACCAATACACTTGGGGGAAAACACAATACGTGGGGCATGCGTTCTTGGGTCTATCTTCAACCAGCCCTTCAATCGCTCTGTCCCCTCGTTTATCTTAACCTTTTGCGATGATAAGTACAGCCCAGCCTGCTGGAGCCACACCTCAGCAGGTGCAGCCATCGCCTGATGCTGGTTCCCGGCGATATCTATCACCCCGAACTTCACATCGGGCCACCACGGGCGTGACTTTGCTATGTCGATTATCTCATCCGTGACCAGACCGACCTCATATATCTCATCAATAACCTGAATCTGTTCGTTTTTGACTTGGATGACTTCGACCGCATAGCCCCCCGCGTATCCGGGGTCCATCCAGAGGTGAACGGGTACATCCGGTTCATATTCGACATCCACCACATGCTGGTCCGGTCGGAATTCCGTGAATACAAGACCTTTCGGTGGCGACGGTTTCCCCTCAATGCGCTCCATATAGAAATCATCAGACGCTACCTCCTTTAGCCGTTGAATTTCCGGGTCTTCACGGCCTCCGGGGTAGAGGTATTTGTTCGTCCAGCTAGGTAAAGAGTAGGCTTTTGCCTCTGGGTCAGCACCTGCTGCCCATGCAGTGTACATCTGGGGATACCAACCGAGTGAACCCTCAAACGTACCTGCCAAAAACATCCATCCGCGCTTTGGCGCACATCTTCCACGGAGCCTGAAGAAGGTTTCCATGTCTAATTGTGAGGCTTCGCAGCCCAAAATACCATTGGGAGCCCTCATTGCAAGGGTGCGGGGGTCCTTTGCCGACTTGGTTTCTATCCTCGTACCATCTGCCAGTACGATATAGCCGGGGTCCACCCTCTTACTAGCCTGTTTTAATATGCCAAGCATGGCAAAATCCTGTACTAGGTACTCGAATTCTGCCCGTGTTCTCTCATAATCTGCGGCGACGAGCCAGTAGAGTCCCGGCTCCTCTGTCTCCATAAACCTTCC